GTTTCGCCCGGCATTCGAGGCGTGCCGGATCGCATTGTGCTGATGCCGGGCGGCAGGACGATTTACGTCGAACTGAAGTCGCGCGGCGGCAGGCTTTCGCCACCGCAGCGCCGGATGCATACGAAGCTGCGCGATATGGGTTTCCGCGTTGAAGTGCTTTGGACGATTGAATACATGCACAAGTTTATATGCAGCCTCTAGTCCTGCGCCCCATCCAAAGGCCGATGGTGGACTTCGCCCGCGAGCACAAACGTTGCGCGATTTGGGCTGGTATGGGCAGCGGCAAAACGTCAGCAATGGAGTACCTAATTGCATTACTTAGACTGCTGGGACTTGCAGACGGTCCGTGGCTCGTTATCGGTCCTATGCGTGTGGCGCGGGACACATGGCCCGATGATATCGCCCGATGGAGTCAATTTGCCGATATGCGTATTGTGCCCCTTACGGGGACGCCATCGGAGCGTTGTGCAAAGCTACGTGGTAAAGCCGATATCTACACCATCAGCTACGAACTTGCCCCTTGGCTCGTTGAGCACTTCGGAGACAAGTGGCCTTTCCGATACGTGATAGCCGACGAAGCCGACAGGCTGAAGGGCTTTCGCTCAAGGCAGGGCGGCCAACGCGCCCGCCAGCTTGGGCGCATCGCGCACAACCTGACTGATCGGTGGATTAATCTCACTGGCACGCCGGCGCCCGCGGGGCTCAAAGACCTGTGGGGCCAGACGTGGTACTTGGACCGCGGCGAGCGCCTAGGCAAGTCGTTTAGCGCTTTCCAGAATCGCTGGTTCCGTACCAATTGGAGCGGCTACGGCCTTGAGCCGATGCCTCATGCCGAGAAGGAAATCCACGCTGCACTTGCTGACATTTGCTTGACGGTGGACCCCAAGGATTACTTTGATTTGAAGGAGCCCATCGTCACGCAAATCACGGTGAAGCTGCCAGAGAAGGCGCGAGCCATCTACAAGCGGCTTGAGAAGGAGCTATTTGCGACGCTCGAAAGCGGCGAGGACGTTGAAGTGTTCAACGCGGCGGCGCTCGCGATGAAGTGTTTGCAACTTGCCAACGGTGCGATTTACACCAACTATCCAGAATGGAGTTCAGTGCATGACGAAAAGATTGAAGCGTTGCGATCCATACGGGCGGAAACAGGCGGTGCTCCAGTGCTTGTGGCGTACTCGTTTAAGTCCGACGCCGCGCGAATTAAGGCGGCTTTCAAGGATGCTGTCGATTTGTCTGAGCCTGACGGGATGCGCGCCTTCCGATCCGGCAACGCGGGAGTGGGTATTGCCCACCCTAAGTCGATGGGCCACGGAATTGATGGACTCCAGAACGTCTGTAATGTCCTGGTTAGATTCGGACATGACTGGAAGCTAGGCGAGCGGATGCAGATGCTTGAGCGGATTGGCCCCATGAGACAGCATCAGGCCGGGCTCGACCGGCCGGTATGGGTCTACGATATCATTGCGGAGAACACCCTAGACGAAGACGTGTTGGCCGCGCACACGAAGAATTGGACAGCGCAAGAGGCGTTGCTTAGAGCCATGAACAGGAGGAAGAATGTCAGCGCTTAAGAACCAAGAGGGTGGATCGCATTACCGCGGCTATGCCATTCAGCCCGTCGAGTACATTGTTGCCAATGGTGTCGGGTTTCTCGCTGGCAACGTCATCAAGTACGTGACTCGCTATAAGGACAAGGGCGGCGCGGAGGACATTCGCAAGGCAATCCACTACTTGAACCTGATTCTTGAGTTTGAGTATCCCAACGTGGTAAATTCAGCGGGCAACCAGGAGAACACACTTGCCACAGATGAATGCTGATGGAACCATCCAAGTCGCGCCGCCGACGCAGAGTGCTTTTGGCCCGGCCAGCGCATCAGCTCCGCCGCCGCCCGCTGCGCCGCCTCAACAAGCGCAGGCTGGCGCCCACCCCGGTTTTTCGGGCGCCATCCAAGACCTGGTTGCCATGCTTGCCAAGGTGCTTGCGCCGCGCAGCGTGACGCAGCAAGGCGTCCGCACCGAGGACGCAGTGAACCAAGCTGAAGGCGTCAGCCAGCCGTTAGGCGGCCATTTCAGCACGACCCCGCAGTAGTATGCCCGCAGTCTCGGAAGCGCAGCGCCGGGCCATGTACGCAGCCGCAGCGGGCAAGTCCACGCTGGGCATCCCCAAGACTGTCGGCAAAGAGTTTGTTGACGCGACGCCGGCCGGCAAACTGCCGGCGCGCAAAAAGCCAGCGGAGAAGCCGTTAGGCGAATCATTCTAAAACGATAGGAGCCCCAAGTGCCGAAGACTCAAGCTAAGAGTGTTGCCGATTTCAAAGCCTTATTCCACGAAGACGTGAAAGTTCCCGCCAAAATCAAAGCTGCCATTGCCTCCCTTGCGGCTGAAGGCCCTGAAGCATGGGAATACGAAGTGGATTTTCTGAAGCGCGCGGGCGTGAGTACCACGCAACTCGCCGCCTACCGCGGGCAGTTCGAAAAGTTCTTCGTCGCCGTGCGCGAGACGCGCGGCAAGAGCGAACGGCGCGTGTGGTTCGGGGATTCCAAGGTGGCTGACAAGGTGCGCTAATGGCAAATACGCTCGACGCTTTCAAGGATAAACACGATCCGCTGACGATAATTACGAACCTGAAAGCGGAGCTGTCGAGCGTTCGCGAAGAACTCGACCAAGCCACCGCGGTGAAGATCGTCCTTGGGACAATCGCCGCGGAAGTTAATCGCGCATCGGTGCCCCAGTGGAGCGTAGGGGTGCCCAAGGCTGCGAGCGGCCCCGGCATCCCGACTCTGGTGTTGAGCGATTTCCACTGGGCCGAGAAGGTGGACCCCGCGCAAATCAACGGGGTCAACTCATTCGACCTTACCATTGCGCGCAAGCGCCTGCGCTACACGATCGAGAATGCCATCCACCTGTGCCGAATCCTCGACCCCAAGTGGCGCTATCCTGGCATCGTATGCATTCTCGGTGGCGACATGATTAGCGGCAATATCCATGACGAGCTGACGGCCACGAACGAAATCAACTCGATGCCTGCCATTCTCGACCTGTACGGAGAACTGGTGGCGGCCATCACGCTTCTGGCTGACAACTTCGGCAACGTGCTGCTGCCCTGCGTCTCGGGCAACCACGGGCGCGACACGCGCAAGATATGGAGCAAAGACCGGCACGCCACGTCGTTCGACTGGCTGCTCTACATGTTCCTTGCCAAGCACTTCGCCAAGGACAAACGCGTGCAATTCCTGATTCCGACCGGCCCCGACATTGGGTATAAGGTCTATGGCTACCGCTATCTCTTGACGCACGGCGACAAGCTGGGCCACGGTGGCGACGGCCTCATTGGTTTCCTTGGCCCCGTGACTCGAGGCGACCACAAGCGCCGGTCGCGCAACGCGCAAATCAACCAGCTTTACGACACCCTTATTTGCGGCCACTGGCACCAGTATGCGCATCTGTCGCGGCTGATCGTCAACGGCTCGCTGAAGGGTTATGACGAGTACGCTTTCACCGAAGCATTTTCGTTCGAGAAGCCGCAGCAGGCCCTATGGATCACGCACTACCTTTATGGCATGACCTACCGCATGCCCGTGCTATGTGAGCCGCTTCCGGCGGGCAAGGGTGCCCCGGAATGGGCTGATGCTGTATGACCGATGTGACGGACCCGGTGCTGTTGCTGCGCCAGTCGGTTTGCTCGCACGCTTTCATCAAGGCGCCCAATTGCCCGAAGCGCTGCGCGCATTGCGGTGTGGACGAGGCGGAATGGCATCGTCGCCAAGAAACGATGGCCAATAAGATATTCAGCGGCGCGTGGAACCCGCCCTAGTCGGCCGCCTCGTCGTCCGGCCCATCTCCGGGCCCGTAATCGTCTGAATCGCGGGGAGGGCACATGGCCCCCACTTTACGCCGGGGTCAGGAACAATGCACGTTCGGCCGTGCGGCGGCGCAGCAGGCCCGCAGACGGCCACCCGCCGATCTTATCCCATACCAGAAACTGGTCGGCCGCGCCTGCGGTATCTCCTTGGTTGAGCAGCCGCAGCAGCGTTGAGGCGCCGAACGCCCCCGTGCCTATGTTGAACGCTAATGACACCAGAGCGTCGAACTGGTCTTGGGTAAGGGGAACGGTCACGTCGCGGTTGATCGCGGCGCAGGCGTGCGCTGTGTCGGCCCTAAACCAGTCGTTGCACTGGTCAAGCGTGTAGGTAACGCCGATCGCCACGTCAGGCCCTGTGTGGCCCCAGCCTGCGGTCGGAATGCCCGTCGCGTCAGGGTAGCCCGTCAGCATCAGCTTTTCGAATGACTGGATAAGAGTAGTGCCTTTTGGACCTAACTGCATCATTTCCGGTTCCTGTCGCGAATCTTGAAGAAAATCGTCACAATCGCTACGCATATGGCAGCGATGTACGACAGGCTGGCGAGGACTGGCTCTAGTTCAGTCAAGAAGTGCCCTGCCCCCGCGAGCGCTCCGACCATGACGGCCGAAGCGTGTTGAATTGGATGCTCGTCTTTATTCACGGCCTTGGAACTCCCGCAACGACGCGCTTACTTCGTCGGCCCTGAGTGCAAGAAGTCCGAGCAGGCTTGAGATATCTGGGCCTGCTCCTGGTTGCCCACTGCCACTATTTCCCGCAGGCACCGCGAGAACATTGCCGGCGGCGGAGCCGGTTGCGCCATTTCCGGCGTCAACGGCGCTGGCTGCGGGCACGATCGGACGGCTACCGGCTGCGTGGCACAAGCGCACAGGCTCAACGGCAGGCTGATTGCTAAGGGCCAAAATCTCTTTTTCATAGGTGTCATGCTCCATTTGTGCCTTGGCCTTTAGTTCGGCCGTTTGCTTTGCGGTGTCGGCCTCGAGAGCAGCAGTCGCCTTCGCGACCGCAGCAGCCTCATGCACTTCCCCGATGTGCCGCTCGTGAATCGTATAGACCCCGAAAGCAATAACAAGACCGAGAACAAGCGCCCCATAAAAAGCATCCTTTGCGCTCAACAAACTAAGTAACGGCATCGGGCGCTTTCGAATCTTTTATGACCATCCAGTGGTACGCAGCGGTAAGCGTGCTGCACAGTGCTGCCCACGTGGCGAAGTTCATGTCGGTCGGATGCCCAAACAGATAACTGGTACCGCCAATCTGAATCGCCGCTACGAGTCCCATGATGGCCCAGTCGCGAAGGTCCACAACTTAGGCGTTTGCGGTTGTGTAGATGCCATACGGCACGAACGTTTGTGGGATCGTGCTTGCTCCCGACCATTGCTGCGAGTTGGGCACGCGCCGGATGACCCGCTCATTCGCGTTCAGGCGGCAATTTGTCAAGCCCGCGGAGCCGGTGCCGAACACCGCAATGTTGATCGAACAAGTGGTGTCAGTGCTGACTTCGATGAACTGCGTAGTCGGCTGAAACGCTTGCGGCGGACCGCTCGAACCCGCCGACACGATGACGTTGTACTCAATGGTTGGAGGCGTCGCCAATATGGGGACTGCGCCCTCGTTGGCGGCGGTGGCCGCAAGATTGGGGAACTCGGCAACGTAGATTTTGCTCATGATAAGCCTATTTCGCCGTCAATGTTGATAATGATGGATTGCGGCAGATTGCTGAACCCCGTCAGGTAATCGCCTGAATCAAATCGGTGCTGGCCGTACCAATCGAGATAGGAGTTGGCCGGAATCGACGTGCCCGCAGGGAACGCAAACTCTGTGCCCGCGGCGCTCGCAAGCGTCGCGCCTTTGTACAGCGCGCATGTCGCGGCCGAAGTCGAGAGTTGGTTCATGACGCGAATGTGCTTTGCGATCACATACGGCTGCGTCGGCGTGAAGCCAATAGAACTCGCGACGATCGCGGTGCCCGCGCTGGTGATGGCGCAGTTCAGAATGTTGGCGCCCAACGTGGACAACGATGCCGTTGCCAGATAGGCGGGTTCGAAGTTCAAAAGTTTATTCTGAGCCATTGACAAATCTCCTACTGCAAGAAATATACCACTTAAAAGCTAAACGGACCAGTTCATGCGGTTTGCCGTATAAAGTCTGCATTGAGAACTGTTTGTATGGAGCTTGATACGGCTTCAACCACGAAACCAATGTGCGTCGGCGCCGTTGTAAAATAAGTCGCAATTGCAAGCGTGCCGCCCGACGTTAGGGTTGTGTACGTAATACCATCTAACGAGACTTGAAAAACCACGTTCGCGCCCGACTGTAGCACCCGGATATATCGATAAGGATATGTCCCGGTGAAAGAGTCAACCGGCATCGGATTAGAGGTCGTGCTACCGACTTGTGCATTCGATGCGGGAATGGTGCGCTTAAAAAACGATGAATTATTACCGTTGAATACCGACCATTCGAGCGTCTTACCCGTGCCACTTTCATAAAGCACGATCCCGCCGAGGTTGCCGCTGCCCCCTTGGAAATTTACGTTAAATTTCGCAACGTAAGACACCCAACCGCCCGCGAGCGGGATTAGGGCTAACTGCGGGTCGCGCGCGCTCGAGGTGTTCGCTTCTGAAATGAATTGCAAATTGCCTTGCGCGACTGGCGCCGTGGTCGTGCCGCCGAGCGCGGACCAATTAACAGTAATCCATGCGTCGGCGCTAGCATAACGCGCGCCCGCTGTGTCGAGCGACGTGCTGTACTCAAACTCGTCATTAGGCCCTAGGCCGACCCCGGTTGGCGTGACCGGGTGCGAATCGGGTGTAATGTTGAATGGTTCGACAGTGCCGGTGCCGGTGCTGACCGTTGCGGTGCTTCCGAAGGGGAAGCAAAAGCCGTCGTCGTTGCTCGTGTCTTCCGCCAAGTACAGCGCGGGGCCGGCAACCCCTTGCGCGCCGTTTTGCCCGGTTGCGCCTCGAGGCCCTGCGGCGCCCGGCGGCCCGATATCGCCATCCGCGCCATCATCGCCCGCTTGGCCTTGCACACCGACACCCGCGGGGCCTGTAGAGCCTTGTAGCCCTTGTGGCCCTTGATTACCTTGCGGCCCCGGCCGTCCGTCTTCACCGTCCGCGCCGTCGTCGCCCGGCGGCCCCATGACGCCGACA